AATTACTTAAACACAAAAGAAAAGCCATGAGTAACCTAAACTTATGGAACAAGGTAGAAGCATCAGACCCTAAGTTCCTTAAACAAGTTAGCTTTGGATCACGTAGCTTTACTGCCATTGATCCTATGTATCAGGTGCGGTGCGCTACAGAACAGTTCGGTCCTGTCGGTAAGGGCTGGGGCTGGATCAACAACACACGATTCATTAACTTATCCAATGGTGACACTGCTGTAGTTGCGGATGTACAGATATGGCACGGTGAATTGATAAATGCTTTCGGCCCCTTCACTGGGTGCCGCAAGTTCTTTGACTCTACTAAAGGCAGACTTGCCGAAGATGCACCGAAGATGGCTATCACTGATGGCCTAACCAAAGCCCTATCTCATTTAGGGTTTAACGCCGATGTCTTCCTTGGGAAGATGGACGGCAATAAGTACGCCGCAGATAGCGGCAGCAAAACCGCTGGCAATAGCTGGTAATACAGGAGCCAAAAGCATGGCAGAGTACGACAACACTAACTCAGGTGCAGCGTTCAAACCATTTGATACACAGCGCATGATTCTACAAGGCAAGCTTAATGTGGATGGCAATGATAAAAAGATCATTTTAGTTGCTGACCAAACCAAGGCAGGTATGAAGATCGTAGAGGTCTATCAAAAGTTTGGCGTTATGTTTGAGAACGACAAGAAGGGCAACGAAAAAGCACCTGATTACTCAGGCCCAATAGATGACACTGGCCTTAAGATAGCAGGATGGAAGCGGGCTAAAGAAGACAGTAAGTATATGTCCTTGCAAGTATCTGAAAGCCAACAGAAATCTTTGGATAGCCCACCAACTGTACCGCCTCTACAATTAGACGATGAAATACCTCTGTTCTAATGCCTATTGAACCTCACTTTGATGGAGATGACTATGTGCATGAGCGTGACTTCAACAGGCTCATGCCACAGTTAAAAAAAATAAAACAATACATGGAGGATAACGATTGGGTCACACTCTCTGAGTTAAGCAATGCAACCAACGCACCAGAGGCAAGTGCCAGTGCTGCATTGAGAGACCTAAGAAAAAAGAAGTTTGGTTTCCGTACAGTATCAAGACGATACGATGGCAATGGTTTGTATGCTTACAAGCTAGAACCAGAAGACTACAAAGAAGAGCCAGCTATACCTGATGACTGGTGGTCACAAATATAAGGGCAGTGTTGCCACACTAGAGGACATGTGATAAGACAAGTCTATTCACATCTTCTCCTTGTGAAGCACATCTGCCTAACTGGCGGCGTCAGAGTTCTCCATTCTCCTGATGCCGCCTTTTTTATACAATCAATTCAAAGTGTGGTGCATCTATGAATGGCCTACGACCCTGCGATCTACGCAAATCTATGTAAGCATTCATTGCTTCTTCAGACGATTGAGGCCAATCACCGATAGAGTTAATGTGCCAAGCTGCACCCCATCTAAGATTAACACCCTCAGACTTGGCGCTTGCCTTCATGGCATCTGCTATCTCATCGTACAGATTAAGCTCCCATCTACCGCCGCCACTGTAAGCCATGAGATCAACAGCCAATCCATCCAGATGTTTGCTCTTCATAGTTTGCGACGCACCAGAGGCAACTAACTTACGCTGCTCGGCCCTAGTACGAATGCCACAGATCACAGAAAAATCTTGGTCTGTAACCTTAATAGCACCACGCACTACACGCTGTAAGCGCTCATCTACAGTGCTTAATTTCTGAATGCTTCGCTTGCCCAGTCTATATTCCATATAAGATTCCTTTATTTTTTCCCAAAGAACTTACCAACAGATCGCATACCTATACTTGCAGATACAATCCCACCTAACGCAATCTGATACCACTGAGGCATTACCTCCAATGCTTCAAAGCCACGAGCTACAATGTCATTGCCCCAATCACCACAGAACGCCAAGATAAGAGGGATGCTAAAGAGCAGAGTAATCCATTCGTCCTTCCACGAATTTTGTGTGGCTTTCATTGCCTCCAAATCCCAATCAAGCTCACCAGTGGCGATCTTCATTTTCGTCTGGGCCTCTGCTTTTTTTACAGCGGTCTTCCCATCAATGACACTTGTGGCTAGACCCGTAAGACTACCTATTAAAGTACCGAGAATCATTTCTCATGCGAAAGCCATACGGCAAACGCTCCTGTCATTGCTCCTGTAACTACAGAAATTAAACCAGCTTGTTGTGTAGATAAGTCAGGCATTGATAGCGCCCACTCAATGCAACGAATATACATAACGCTCATTATCAGCATCATAAAACGTGGTAGTATTTTGTACTCTAGTATTTTTTTAAAATCCATCGGACAATCCTTTCAAGATGTCTTTTAGGCTAACCTTAGCCTTAGAGTTTGGTTGATAAAGGCACTCAAATTGTTTGGGGCATTCTCTAAAGCTAAGAGTTGGGTAATGATAACCAAGAGTTCCATTCTTACCAGAGTATAAACATAGAATCTCATCGTTATTCTTTACATACTTCCACAAGTGGCATGTAACATACTCAGGATTAAGTAAAGAACTTGCTAAAACAAGAGGGATTAAAATATTCATATTACAAGTGACACCATATAAACACCGCCGCCTAAGATACCTATGATTAATATAGACAAACCAAGTATAGCTATGTTGTTAGCTATCTGTCTCTTGGATTCCATTGCAGCATAAACCTCTTTCTCCCTGTCCTTGCGTATCTGTCTACGCATGTCCAACATTTCATCGTAAGTTCCAAAGCCAAACCTCATGTCCAGCATGAACTTTATTTCTTTCTCTTTTTCTACCAGAGTTTTCTTGCGAACAACTATGTCCATAGCTTCTTGTTCTATGGATTCAGTGCCTTGAGATAATTTATCTAAGAAGGTTGGATTTTTACGCTGTGATTCAGCGCGAGAGATGTCAGCAACAGCACCATACCAAGTGCCAAGCTGACCTGATATATCTTGTATCTCTCTGCCTGCACCAACAAGCATCTTGACCCCTTTAAATGCTGCATTAGCCGCAGCAAAAGCTGTGATGGGGTCAATCATTTACATAGTCACGGGTCCATGCGGCTAAGTATTGTAAGCAGCATGATTATCGTAGCTCCGCTAGTGCCAATGAGTACAGCCTCTATCCTCTTGATGCGAGTAAAGACTTCCTTGAATTGTAATTTAACTTCAACCTGCAAAGCAACCACATCCTTTTCTAAGGCGCTCACCCGCGCAGATAAGTTATCCATATTAATCAGCAGCAGCTATGGTTAATGTGCCAGCTTCTACTTGGCGTAGTATCTCTGCGTAGTGGCGGTTGGCTGGGTTCATTGGAACAGATATTTTAAAACTTGTTTGTGTGATTAAAATCATGTCAGGTGTATTGCCATCAGCTAAAGAGTTTAGGTATTTAAATGTACCATTTTGAAAATCAATCATACTTATAACTCCGAATCTGCTGTAATTTTTGCGTTGGCATTATTGGTGTGGATAGTTCCTGCAGCACCAGCAGTACCAGACGCATCAGTAGTATTATAAATTAATACATCATATATACTTGGTTTATATGCTACAAAGTCATCTACCTGATCTTCTGCATTTAAAGAGTTTACACCATAATAGTCTGTTCCACTTACATTTACTACAGTAGGAACTGCTCTTTTTGGTGTTCTAAAAGCTAGTCTGCCATGAACATTTGAAGTCTGTGCATAATGTGCAAAAGAAAAATAATGAGTATCTTCACCTGAACCCGTACCATCAGCAAGGATTTCAAAATACCGTTGACACTTCTGAAGAGTAGTACTTATTTCTTCTTGCTCAAAATCTGTAGCCACTGGACCGACTTCCATCTGTACGCCTGTGAGGAAGAAATTGTTGTCAGTGCTGCTGAAGAAGCTGTCTATGCCAGCGGCACGATTGGCGTTTGTATTGTTAGCAAATGTTGCCGTGTTTAATGTACCACCTGTGAAAGTTGCGCCACCGTGAAGCCAAAAAAGTAATTGTAAGCTGTTTGCATTATCATCAGCAAAAGGACTTGAGCCATCGTCTTCGTCAGCAGCAAAAGTTAACTCATGCCTAACCCAATCCGTTGTAGTAGCAAATAATTTAGTTATTTGTCTGGCGTTGTCTTCATCAAATAGTTCAACACCAAAAGTAAAAGCAGCATTTGCTTTAACGTAGAAACTTACAGTAATTTGTTTTGCACCAGCAACCCCTTTACCAATACGTTGTAAGTTTTGACCTTCAAATCTTTGACTTAAAACAAGAGCTTCTCCAGCAGCGATAGATGTATCAGCCGTTGTACAGTCTAGTTTAAGGCAATTAGCACTAATACCATTTGGCCCATCTGCTGTTTGACTCATAGTAAATCTGCCAGCACTAGCATCAACTTCTGCTATATACCACCTATCTAAAGTAAAATACCCAGAAGCAGCACCAATACCTGTCACTGAAGCACTTCTCTGTGCCACATTCATTGCACCATTGATTACCATGTTACGCCCTACAGCAGGGGATATGTTGGCGTTTTGTCTTGCTCTAGTCATGTTATGCGTTCTCCAATGCCGTAATTCGTGCTAATGCTTCCTGAAGTGAGGCTACTACCTATATGTTCTGTGCTTCACGCATTGCTTTGTATGCATTCTTAACATCAGTAGTCCATGCTGCATTAGCTATGGCTTGTACTTGTGCAGCTTCACCAGAAATGTCTGTGGCTGTGTGTGTCCATGTGCCATTATCTGCTTTTACTGAGCTAAACGGCTGAAGAACGTGCCTGTGAAATGCACGACTTAGTTCAGTCAGTGCGCCAGAGGAACCTTCTTCCATGATCTTTGTAGCCTTGCGAACTTGTATGTTCCAAGAACTTACAACCTCTATTTTATCGTATTCTATTACTTTAGTTATGTCACCGTTTGCCATATTTTATCTCCTTTTATGGACTGTCCAACCCTGTAATCCAACAGGGTTAATTTTATGCTGCTGTTATATACGTCCCAGAAAGCATATTGCAATCTCCGTTACGTGCTATAAGGCATAGCAACATGCCAAGCTGTGCTATCTACTGTGGTTGGGGCCGCAAATAAATAAACAACAGCCCCCCCTACATAAGCATTCGTTCCCCGTCCACCTCCCGCAAGTGCTGATGAATTATAATTACCCCCAGCTTGAGTGCTGCTTGCCGAGAACGGTAACCCAGAGAATGATGACCAACCCGTAGGCCGACCTGCAGTGCCTAAGGTAATTGTAAATGAAATATGCACAAGCCTTCCAACCTTAGTATAAAGTGCATTGGAAAAACTGCTTATACTTTGACTAAAGCCAGCTTGAACATTTACTGGTGTAAACCCCCCTTCCTCATAATCCGAAAGCAAATTTGACGTACTAGAAAGACCACTATCTGCTGCTGTAAAATCAATGCCGTGGCCGTCTGCGACTATTAGGTTTCCGTCTGTGAGTGTGAGGTTGCCTGCGGCGTCAATGCGCATTTTCTCGCCATTACCGACAACAAAACCAACTGGATGAGCAGATAAAGAGCCTATCTTGACAAAATCTTGAGCGCTATCAGTCCCTGTAATCATTGTCTTTGTGCCGTCAGAGGCTTCAAAGAAGTTAGCGCCAGTACCTTTGCTTAGATAAACACCAAGACCGTTGCCCGTACTATTACCGCCAATGCCCACGTTGCCTGCGGAGTTTATAATCATCTTAGCATCAGCAGCCGCACTAGCACCTGTCTTAAACACCAACTCAGTTGCATTGTTATCAGCTGCAAACGTACCTTCAGCAACAGCCTCAATAGATGCACCAACAAGTATAGCATCAGTGCCACTGCCCTCTAGTGGAGCAGTAAATTTAATGGCACCAAGTACCGATCCATCAGTGATTGTGGTATCATTACTATTTAAATTAAGGATTGCACCGTCTGATGTAGCAACGGTTATGTCACCTGCAAACGTACCTCCGCTACTTGCTGGCACCATGTCAGCAGTTGTAAACGATTTAAACGCTACCACGCTTAGAATATCGCCAGCACTAGCACCAACACCCAACACAACAGACGTACCGTTAGACGCAGTGTAATCAGAATTGCCACCGCCATCTAAGATTACGCCGTTTAAACTGACGATAATATTATTAACTGTATATGCTAGCGTTGCGCTGTTGGTATCTGAACCTGAGAATGTAGTCTGTCCAGAGGTAGCTAGGTATTCATAAGACAACAATGAAGTATTACCCGACGATGTGGCTACAATCCAGCTTGTACCGTTGTATACTTTCATCGCAGCAACAGATGTTGAGAAGTACAAATCGCCTGTGCTTAGACTGCTCGTTGGATCAGATGACGCCGCACCGTGGTAAGTGTTGGCAAATGAATTGACGTTAGTTAAATTGCTTGCCACTGTATTAACGTTAGCTATTGAGCCACTAACATTACTCATTGCTGTAACATTGGCAGACGTGCCAAGAATGCCCATGTCTTCAACGATAGCAGCAGTACCAAGAATAGCCATGTCCGCTACAATGTCAGCCGTACCAAGAATAGACATATCGGTAATGACAGCGCTTACAGCTAACAAACCCATATCCTCAATGACAGCAGAGGTAGCCAGCAAACCCATGTCTTCAATGACAGCAGACGTTGCCAACAAGTTCATGTCAGTAACTATGTCGCTCGTTGCCAGAACATTCATGTCTGTAACTACGTCACTGGTAGCTAAGATAGCCATGTCAGCAACTACATCTGTAGTTCCTAAGATCGCCATGTCAGCAACAATTGCATCGGTGGCCAAAATAGCCATATCAGCTACTATTGCGTCCGTTGCAAGGATTGCCATGTCTGCCACAACATCTGTAGTGCCAAGAATAGCCATGTCAGCAACAATCGCATCGGTAGCTAAGATAGCCAAGTCAGCAACTATTGCATCCGTTGCCAAGATTGCCATGTCAGCAACTACAGCGGAAGTACCAAGAATAGCCATGTCAGCAACTATTGCATCAGTGCCAAGAATAACCATGTCAGCTACAGCTGCAGAAGTGCCGAGAATAGCAACAGATGCAGCGTTAGCAGATACAGTCTGAACATCAGCAGTAGATGGTCCAGCTTCTACAGCACCAGTAGACGCATTAAATGCAAGCACCTTACCCTTGCGAGTGTCAACGTCAGGAAGAACCAAGGAAACAGCGGCGTCAAAATCAGTAAGCTGTAATGCACGATCCGCGCTGTCCTTTAGGTCAGCGGCAATAGCAACAAAACGGTCAAGCTCAGTATTTAAAGTAGCGATTTGAAATGAACCCGACGAAGGGAAGTCAGTTGTTCTTTCAAGATCAATGTCTCTAGTTACAACTACGGTACTACCACCAGTTGCGCCTGTTACCGAAAGAGAGACAGCACCAGTTGAACCATTCCCACCAGTTACAGCGTACTGACCAGAGCCAGACCCCAACACTTTGGCAGTGCCATCAACGTACACATTCAAATCAGCAGCAGCAAAGAACTCAAACGATACTGTGAATGAAGTTGTTGTTGCTCCTTCACTCACCGCATAGGAAACCCTTGGCGAGTTGGCGGATAGGTTAATAGTCATATGACACTCCTTTCGGCCCTGCTAACAGCACATATAAAGCATAGCAACGCACAATTAATCTGAATCGGAAAACGAATCTCCGACGTAATTCTTTAAGTCTTGGGACATATTCTTTGTAAACACGTTCCAAATTAACGGAGTATTCCTAACCGCCATTTCAGAGCCAGTAGAGTAGTTGCCATTGGCAAACTCTTTAAGCATCTTTACGTTATTGTAAGCATAGTCTGCTGGTGCACCAAAAATAGAAACAACACCGCCCACAGCATCAGGGTCAGATTTAAACTTAGGTTCAAACGGAGTTGGGTTGGCAAAATCAAAAGACAAACCAGTATCTAAGCTGCGGTAGAACATGTCGCTATACAAAGCACCAAGGCCAGAGAAATCAAACGCTCTTAACATCTTATCTTCAGCATCCATTTCATCCCATGCCCAGCTTGGTGTTCTAAACTTAACAATGCTGTAACCAAAGAACATAGCAACAGCCAAGTGAGCATAGTTATTACGAACCATGCCTTGAGCATAGTTAGTTGTTATTTTGTTTAGAGCGCCAACAGTGTAAGTATAAAAGGTAAAAGGCAGTGCAAGCAAAGGGCTTTCAATCTCAGCGTATCCTTTAACTCTAGTGCTTTCTTTCATCCCAACCTTTTCAGCAACGCTCATAGGAACGTAAGTCTTACCACTCATAATTAATGGCTTGTCAGCAGGAGTACCCATAATAATTCTATTCATTACACCAGACCTTAACGCCGATCTAAACGCAGTAAGCGCAACCTCATCAGTCCAAGCATCAGTATTAGGCAAGTACAAATCATTCTTGCTAGTGTGTACAGGTGCTTTAGATATTCTTTTAGCAAGCTCTGGCGTGATGTTATACCTAGCTAAGAATTGTTGTTCCCACTTAGAAGCCTTATTATCAGCAAGACGCTTAGATGCCTCAATGATAGTGTGGCCTCTAAACAAAGTATCCATATGTTTAGCAGCTAAAGTTATAGGGGCCAGTAAGTTGGCCATGTAAAAGCCGTGATTAATCTTGTCAGTCATTCCGTTTTGAAACGGGTCTCTTGAAAGATTTTCTAAGTATCTCATATGAGAAGCGCCAGCAATAATCTCCATACCATCGCCAGCTTTTCTTAACTCTCTTGCAGCCATCTTTAAACTAACGTCATCAGCTAAAGCTGTTAAACCCTTGCCAATTATTCTCATCTCATGATCCATAAACACGTTAGCAAAGTCACCAACAGCAGCTACGCCAGCACCACCAAGATAAGTCCACTGAGTTGCGGTCTGAAGCCACTGAGCGCTGCGACTTGTAATAGTATCTGGCTTTGTAATAACCCGACCAACAATTCTATCGTAAGAACCAATGAACTCTTTATTAATCATGTCTATTTTTTTCTGGGACATTCCAGCAGCAGCCATTTCCTTAGCGTTAGTTGCTATCAAGTCGTCAAGAGTAGCTGGCTTGCCGTTGTCAGTTCTAAACTGGCGAGCAAAAGCATACTTAGGTGCAATCTTTGCATTGTAGTTTATTAAAACCTGCTTCAAATCAGTAACTATAAAATCTTGAACCTTAAGATTCGGAATGTCTAACGTCCTGTGAATCATGTGCTTTGATTTACCAGCGCCATAGTAAGCACCTTCTAGCACATCATCCTCAAGCTCATCCATTATGCTTTCAACAGTCTTCTTAGCCCTACCCCTTGACGCAGCTTCAGAAGAATCAAGAGAAACCTCAGTGAATCTATTAGATGACTCATCCCACTTCCAAAGAGTGGGGTTCTCCATGTAATGCTTTGTAATTATATCCTCAAAGGCTTCTCGGTTAGCCGAGATAGCACGACGATCAAAATAACGAGGAAAGAAAGGCTCAGTTAATCCCTTCTGTGGAGCAGAACCATCAAGGTAAGCATCAACATTATCAACACGTTCACGCATTACAGAGATGTGACCGTCAAGATTTTTAATAGCAGCAGATATTCTAGGTGTAACCTTAATTTGATCTAGAACTTTAACTGCAGCAGCAGCAGAACGAGTCCTAGATGACACTTCAAAAGCATTAGACAAGTCATCGTAAACTTCACGCAACTCAGATATTTCTTCTGTAATGTCAGTAAGTAACTTTTCTTGTTTGGGATTTAAGCCTCTTGTCTTAAACTTAGCTGATAGCTCAGATTGTTTAGTAAGCTTTTTCTCAAGAGAACCTTCAACAATAGTTATTCTATTAGATAAAAAGGCATTGTTGTTATTTAAAATACTTTGAGTAACGTCTTCCATTCCAGACAGGCGAGCTTCTATGCCAGCCTTCTTACTAACCAAAACCTCTGTGTTGCTTAGAATGCCAACTTCATTAAGCATTTGATCCCACTCATGAAAATACTTTCTAACTTTTTCCAATGCCCTAGACTCAAGATCAGAAACGTCAGTTGCATTGCGTAAGTAAAGACCAACAATGTGCTGACCAAAGTCATCAAAGGTAAGACTCTCTTGTCCTCTTAGCTTTCTAATTTTTTCAAGGGTATCTTGAACAGGCATATCAAGAACAGTTGCACCGCCTCTGGGATTAACCTCATTTGCCAGAAAGCTCACCAGCTTCTTGATGTACGCTTCGCCCAATAGATTTATTAACTTGGTTTAACTTGTAGCCAACGCCGCTGTCAGTAACTAACCGAAGAAACTTGTATTTAATTTCCTTTGGCGCATCAGATTGGATAACAGTTTTAACAGAGGTGGGCAGTGCTTTGTAAAAAATAGAATTAGTAAACCACTCGCCCATAAAATCAAGATCAGTCTCATCTAACTCAATAGCATCAGTTACAGTTACAGTTTCCGATTTACTCTTTGCTCCTACCTGACCAACCTTCATAGGTGCAGCAGGGGTACTGTCTATACTTGCAGTAAAATCTTTTGCTTGAGTAACGGCGGCAGCATACTGTTCACTAGCAATCTTTCTTTTATTGGTTTGATAGGAATCAATGCTTCTACCTATTCCATAGCCTAGAGTAGTTGCAATGCCTATTGACATTGCCGTGTCTAAACTTTCTTTTAAAATAATATCTAATACGTCTTCTTCATAGTAGCCAGCGTTGAAGCCCTCAATGATATTACGAGAACCCTCAAAGAATACAGCCTCAGTACCAGCAGCAATCGCACCTTTTTTTGCAAAAGGCATTGCGTTGTATTTTTTTAATGTAGATTTAAATTGAGCCTCAAAAAATTTGTGTGAAAAACCAACTTTACCCGCAGTTCTAAGAGCCTTCATGTAAATTAAAGGACTAAATAACTCAGGAACAAGCAAAGGATCAGCAAGCATTTGTTGAACAAACCCAGATTCCTCTATAACTCTTTGCAACTCTTCTCTCTTAACTAGCTCAAGATAAGCAATCTCAGCTTGTTTTTCGTTTAATCCATTCTTTAAAATAAATTGTCCATCACTTGATTGAATAGAAATTCCTTTGTTATCAAGAAAGCTATTAACATTAAAGCTAGTATCCAAGTCAGAGTTAGTATCAAAAATGCTTGTAAATGCAGGCCGAACAAGTTGCTGCGTCTGAGCAACCAATGTGTCACTAAAGCTAGGTTCCCTTCTTTTTAAAGGAATTTTATTTTCTCTAGTGGGAGTAACTAAACGCTTTAAACTTACATCAGCCATAGTTATTTAGCCTTTCTAAATTTAGAAATACCACCAGCAGCATGTAACTCAGCGCCTATAGTTGGTAAGCCCCTAGCTAAACGCTCACCTCTATCCATTTCATCCCACTCGGCCTCAGTGTAAAGAGACATTGCGTCTTTAAGCTTAAGAACCTTGTGAAAGTTCTTCTGCCAATTACTTGACTCAGGAGTAGTTGCAAAATATTTTCTAGTTAAAAACAATTCATCTGCACTAGGCAAAGGCAACTTATACGGCAAGCCCCTTTCTTTACGTTCGTCCTCACCCATAACCTTCCACTCGTCATGAGTGTAGTTTCGCATGTTTAACTTAAAGCCTCTAATTGTAGTTTCATAAGGATTAGAAACTTCAACCTCAGGATCAAGTGTCGGATCACCTTCAGTAAGAGAATCTTCTCTTGTTGAAGATGAGGGCCTAGATAAAGACTCAAGTCCATCAATACTATTTTGAAAAATAGTAATGTGTTCTTCATCAATGTAACCATCATCAACAAGCTCAAAGAATCTTCGCACTTGTTCAGTGTCTTCTTTTAAAATCTCTGGATTCCTAATAAACAAAAGAGCTTCTTTAGCATCAAAAGTTTCTTTAGACATACCTTTCTTTTTCCATTCATCTACAGCAGAAAAAGAAAAAGGCACTGTAGATTGAATCATAGCTCCAACAAAAAGACGACCACCGCTATCATTATTTAATCTCTGTTTGTATCTAGCCTCATAGAGATTTAAAAGACTACTTACGCTTGATTTGGATTTGTAATCATCAACGTCAAAGATCATAGGAACATCATACTCTTCGCCGTTTATTGTTTCCTTTACAGTCCTTTGTGTAAAAATACCTGATTCACTCATAACACCTAGAAAGTAAGTGCCTTCACTATTAGGTACAGGTTTTAACTTCCAGTCCAAATCTATTTGCATGAATTTTTTAATACCCCATGTGTCAAGATTATAATAATTTGCGCCTTCATCAAAACGACTGGAAGTAAGAGAGAGCTTTAAATACTTTTTTTGTTCTTCTGGATTAAAAGAAACAACTAACTCTTTCATAATATGTTTGTTCATTAGGTCAATAGCAGCAGGAGGGAGCCAAGTTTGTCGGCCACGACTAACCGCACCATCAACGTTAGCGCCCAACACTCTATCAT